ACATTTTCTGGAACAATATATTTTATTCCTTTGTTTAAATTCAACTGTAAATTCTTTTTTACAAGTTTTGCAAGTAAGATTAATTATTGACATGTAGATACTCTTTAACCATAAATAAATATATACAAAAATAAGAAAAACCTGATAATTTACCAAGTTTTTCTTATTAAATATTCGTTTATTTATTGATTATAACGTGTCAAACGATACAGAAGTAGGTGTTACATTAAATTCTAATTCAATAAATTCTAGTGCATCAACAGGTTTCAAGAAGATTTTACCTCTCATTGTGTTTCTATCATCGTCTTCTGTTTGTGTATCTAATTTAACTCTAAAATCTGTTAAACCTCTTTCTTTTCTGATATTATCCAATATAGGATTTACTTGACTCAAGAATTGATTTCTTAGTGTAGTATCATTTGGATCAAATAATAATCTTTTTGAAACAGACATAATAAGTTTTTTAGCTTGATTCAATAATCTACGAATATTTAACCTATTCATTGCAGAATCTGCTATTTGTAAGTTTCTGTTACCCCAAATTAAATTTCCTACATCTGAGAATGTTGCAATTGGGTTAACTCTACCTGGATATAAAGAATCTCTTGCATCCTGATCAAGTACAATACGAGCTCTGATACAATTCATAATACCTCTATTATAACCTGCAGTTGCATACCATGGTTGTGCTACATTATCTGTATAAGCGATATTCTTTACAACTTCACCAGTTGGTGGAATAAAAAGATTTGCATTATTTTCTGTATCTGAAATCTGTACCCAAGGATAATAAACTGCTGTATAATTTGAATCAATTTCAGTATTTGCTAATTCATTAACAATATCATTTGGAAAATACCAATTTTCAGTTGACGAAGCGTCACTGTTATTAAATAATTTTATATCGGGTAATGTTGGAATATAAATACAATCCATTCTCTTGTCTTCAACGATTTCAATTGCATCTCTAACTAATTCAGTATTATTAACTAAGTCGATACCTGGGGTTACAAGAACATTAATAACAGTTTGTTCTGGGTTCTGGAATGTTTTGATACCATACAAGAATGCATAATAATCAGAAGTACCAAATGTTTCACCATATTCTTGTGAAGCGAATGTACTAAAACCACTTCTAACAAAACTTGTTCTACCAATTTTATAATCATCAACATTTGTTCTTATATCCCTATATGCATCCCATCCATCAAAACCGCCATAAAATAAGGCTGTAAATTTTCTTGTTTTAATATCATAATAAGGATGATCAGGATCTGCAGCAATTGCTGCAGCATCAGTAAAACCACTTACACCATATTCAAAAACTCTTTCACCAAAAGCATCAACGATATCTTTTGAATAGTAGTCCATATGAAAACCTTTTGTTTTGGTTGCCCAATCAGCACCGTCATTGTATGTATATGAATCATCAAGAGATTGTTTACCGTGGAAATATAATAAATCTGAATCGTATCCGTATTCAAGATCTGAAAAACCTAAGTATGCTTTTCTTACTTTATCACCATTTGAATAAATTGGTAATCCATCTGGTGGATCTACCATCAAATCGCCTGGTTTATAATATTTTACTTTGTATCCTATTTCTGGAACACCACAATAAGAAGGATCTGTGATACCAGTAACACCCGAAGTTCTAAATTCATATCCTTCAAAACCTGCAGGTATAGCATCAGCTGGTGCATTTTCTGCCATCTCAACGATGAAATAAGCACTCTTCAATGGATATTTATTATTAATAGTACCTATTTTACGTCCGATATAATTTTTATTTGTTTCGTCCATTGAAAGAGTTAAATATCTTTCAAGAAGAACAACTGATTTATCAGAATCATTATAAGCTCTAATATAAAGATCAAATGTTGCCTTATCCAAATCAACATTTGCAACAGATGCTTTAATTTCTATATTTGCGTTATTGCCATCAGAAATTGAAACAAATCTGAATAATCTTTGTGGAACACCACCTCTTAATTCAGATACGAAGAAAGGTGTAACTGGTGATTGGAATTGAAATTTATAATGTGCCCAATTAGTAACAGGAAGAATTTCAGCCATTAAACCTTTAATGTATCCAAGATGCCATCCTCTATTTATAGTTGAATTATAAACTTCCTCAACAAATAAATTTGCATTTTTATCAAATGTTGCTGAACCAAGAACATTTTTAATATAATTTTTCTTTGTTTTATCCAAAGAAACTGTATATGAAAAATCAGTACCACCAGAAGTTGTTCCAGTAATATCAAATGATGCTAACGGATTTGCTTCAGCCGCATTCATATTTGTTAATGCAACTGAACTATATGCTACGTTATAATTTAAATTATCAGTAATATAACTACCCCTACTTCTTAAAGTTGCAACTAATTTTTTATGGTATTCTGCTTTAGGTGTGCAAGTTTGTGTAATATTAGTAATTGCAATTTTACCGCTAATAGTTGTTCCTGTTGTACCAGTAATATCGTAAGCATATAATGCCCATGCATATCCTGTAAATTTATCAGTTGTTTCATTAAAGTTAAATTCATTAAGTAATATATTACTTGTTCTATCACTTGAAGGTACTCCTACTGGTAATTCATACGAATCAATATTACTTGGATCAGCTGGTGCACCAGGTGAAAGACTTTTTGTATTTCTTTGCGTATCAACATCACCTAAACCAGTATTGCTAAAAATACCCCAATAAAGAACATTGTTTAAATACCAATTCTTGGTACTATAAGTCGAAGTATTTGCTGAAAAGAATTGACCATATGTTGTATCAAATTTTGTAACATCAACGCTTGTGATACTTGCTATCTCATCAATAAGTAAATCAGTTGTACCAGATACATAAAATATATTTTCTGATGTGTCAACAGTAAATTTTACAATGGTCGTTCCTGAAGTTATACCCGTTAAAGTATCACCATCACAGGCGCCCATAGTTCTGATAGCGTATGCTGTGCCAGCATTGTAACCTGAAAGCCCTAAGATACGGGTAACAAGAAGTTGATTAGATTGTGATAAATATGATTTAGCTATATAAGGTAATTCATATTTAACGATCTGTGTATTCTTGAATTTTTCAGGACTTGTTCCACCGAAAACTATCTTAAATTCATCATAATTTGCGATAGCAATTGGTTGAAAGGCAGGTCCTTTTTTTGTTTCACCCACAGCTCCGAGAGTGGTTATACCTAAAGTTTCAACTGCAAAAGTTAAATCTTTTTCAGTCATGTAAACATTTGGTGAGTCATAAATTTTTTTAGCCATATTACTTTATTTTTTAGTTTCTTTTATTAGCAATTATTGTTACAAATAAATATCTTTGATTTTATCAAAAAACAAGAAAGAAGCTTTTACTTTTAAAATAATTTACTCTGGCTGTTTTTCAATAATAGTTAATACTCTGTTGATTGCAGGTGTCACCTCAAAATCGTCAGGATCTAAAATAAATCCTTGTAAGTTGAAAGTGTATAACTGTACATAAAATCTCTTTGACTCAAGATCACTAAGCTTACTTTCATCTGAGGTATCTTCATGAACAATTGGAATATAATGTCCGTTTACAACAGCATAAGCCTGTCGGCTCTGAAAGGTTTTTAAAACATTTGTATTAAATTTATTCAAATCTTGTTGTCTGTATGCAAATATTCTCACATCATAAGTAACATCAATAGGTACTGGTTGTGGTATTTTATAAACATCCACACCTTTTCTTATCCCATCCCATGTAGGTACCTCTGCATACACGTAGGAACGTCCCTGTGCGATGTTGTATATTAAGGAAGGGTTTGTACCTGGTTTAGTATCTGGATGTCTTACAATGTTTATAAACGGCATTTTAACGTTCTTGTATTCATCAGCAAAATTCCATGTTTTTGAGAACTCGTTCCATTTTTGAATACCCATCATAAAAACTGGTACTTTTTCACCTTTTAAAGTTAACATCATCTTATTACTCACAAATTCCTTAAATCCTCTATCAAGGTCAATGTGCATTACACCTTTTGGAAGATATGTATCCTTATCGGTTATCATATCTTTCATATTTTCAGCTGCACCACTTTCCATAGAATAAGGATAGTCAACATTTTCCCTTGTTCTACCAATATTAACCTTTTTTTTATATGTCGATGGGGTTGCCATGTTATACTCCGTTAAATTTATCAGGATCAACAACAACACACCCTACGGATCTAAAATATGGTTTATAACCATAAAGCGTATGTTTGTTATCTGCATTTATTTTTCCATCATCAAATACTTCAAAATATTTTAAATTTGATTCTTTATCTGAATAACCCACAAAATCCCCAAAAGAAATATCAACCCCCCTTTCTTCAAGTTGTGCTGTCATAACTGTGAATTTGAGATTTCCGTATTCTTGATATCTAAGATTACCGTTATCACTATATGTTTTATTTTCACCTTTTTCTATGGTTAACCTAACAATCAATTCAACTGGCGGTAAAAACCTGATTTCCCTTGCGTCACTTTCTCCGTAAACATCATCACTATTACTGTGTATTCTATCTACCCTATATAAAACAATGGCAAAATTCATATCCTTTTCAACAACATCTCTCGCCATCTCGACATCCATATCAAAATCTATTTCATCATAAAATAATGACAATCTTGTATTTGGTATGCGATTTTTCCTTTCCATTTTATTTTTTCTTATAAATAGTCAAATAAATTGTATAAATAGCTTGATACTATGGATTTTATTTATTATTATTGTATTAATACAATAATAATAAACGTTATGGGAGATTACATATTGGAATATAATGAAGATGTTGTGTTCATGGAAGAAGGCTATGATGAATACCTGATAGGTATTTGCGCTGTTTGTTATGAAGAAGATGCCGCATATAATTTTAATGATATAGTAAGAGAAAAATTAGGACTTGAATTGGACTCAATCATCAATCAATCATCAATCACACTTTCGATACAAAAAATTCTTGAAGAATATCCCGATATTTCTTTTATAAAATTTATCACCAATGAAGAAAAAAACCACATTTCAAATTATAATACAGAGATGCTTGTTATGGATGAATATGATGAATCTTTTATTGGAATTAGATATAAACATGGGTGTCCAATAATTGCTGTATATGACAGAGATATGTGTATTGAACAACTTATAGATAGAATGGAAGGCACTGATAAGGAAAAAGAAAACGATGCTATCGAATACTTTAATTTTAATACAACATGTGCATATTCTGGCGAATACACCCCCGCTATTTTAACACGATTTGATAATGATAATTCCTATTGAAAAAAGAGCATTAGATATATTAAAAACATATACAGGTAATAACGATCATATTTTACAACTTCTTAAAGAGTATAAAAGAACACGTCATTTTATATTAACGAGTTCACAAGCTAAATACATAGTTAAATTTCACAAAACAGAAGCAATATCTATAGGAAAAACAGTTCAAGTTCATAAGGCATGTAGAGCATTCTTACGAGACCAATTTAAAGCTGATGATTTACCAGAAAAAATTTATGTAAAGAAAATTCTATCAAGAACTGATGATCTTTTACATATTTGGGGTTGTCTAAATGAAGATAACGGAAAATATGAATCGTTCTTTATAGCAAAAGAATGTCTTAAAAAAATAAGACAAGTACCAGAAATTGATTTCTCAAAATATAAAAGACAACCACTACCCCATCAATTACCTGCTATTAAAAAACTTATGGAAAACGAAAAGTTTTTATTAGCCGACGATCAAGGATTAGCAAAAACCAGCACCGCTATTCTTGCGGCTCTTGAACTTGGATTTGAACGCATATTGGTTGTTTGTCCAGCAACATTAAAATTAAATTGGAAATATGAAATTTCTCTCTACGACAACCCAAAAGATATTCATGTTGTAACTTCAGGTGATTTTACTTGTAAAAAATGGACAATTATTAATTATGATATATTAAAGAACTTTCACTATACACCAACCAGAGGTATGGATATTTCAGATCTCCCACCATCGACCATTGATTATTATAAATATGATCTGGTTATATCAGACGAGTGCCAATTTTTAAAAAATTCTAAGTCAGATCGCGCCAAGATATTTGGTAGTTTTGCGTTAAATATACCAAACAGATGGTTCTTGAGTGGAACACCGATAACTAACCACCCAATTGATTTATTTCCAATACTTTATCTTTGTGATTCACCCGTAGCTACCAATTGGATGCATTATGTAACAAGATATTGTGATGCAAAAAGGTTCAACAGAAAAGGTACCAAACAAAAATATTGGGTTACTTCGGGTGCATCAAATATTAATGAATTAAAAGAATATGTTGCTGACATTATGTTGCGGCGTTTAAAAAGTGACTCAATTGATTTACCACAAAAAACAGTTAAACCTGTATTCTTACCGCTTGAATATTCAACAACATATAATGCGTATATGAAAGAATATAAAGATTGGGCGTTGAATACTAACAATTCACTTGAGAAACCAAATATTGCCGAACACCTATCAAAACTAATAAAGATTCGCCAACTTTTATCTCAGGATAAAGTTCAACATACAATTGAACTTGCTGAAGACCTTATTGATAATGGACGTAAGGTTGTTATTTTCAGTTGTTTTACTAACGCTATTCATGCAATTCATGATCATTTTGGTAATAAATCTGTACTCATAGATGGATCTACGCAATCAGAAAAAAGACAAGGAATTGTAAACAAGTTCCAATCAGACGATAAGGTTAAAGTATTTTGTGGTAATATTATAGCTGCAGGTGTTGGTATTACACTTACTGAAGGTACGGTTGTAATTTTCAATGATCTTGATTGGACACCAGCAAATCATGCACAGGGAAGTGATAGAATTTTTCGAATAGGGCAAGATAAGCCAGTTCATATTATCTATCCATTATTTGATGATACTTTGGATGTAATAATGTACGAATCCTTACAGAAAAAAATAGAAATCATTTCTCAAATTATGGGTGATGAAATAGAGCCAATCAAAGATATCTCTATTGGTCGCGAAGTTGTTAATTCTCTTTTAGGTATAGTTAATTAATGTACACACAAGAAACTAACTTTAACATCTTCTCTTTGAGCACCAATATCACTATCACCAGTTGGTAAAACTATCACATTATATTTACCTTTTTGATTCGTTTTTTCAATAGGTATTTCCCAAGTATATTTTATACTATCTCTTGTAATAGCGAATTCTTCATGATATAAATCATATATCCTATCCTTTAACAATTCAGGTGAGTCGTCATTAATAAAAAGTGGTAAACCTTTAATACCCACTTCATAATGAGGTCCTTTCATCAATAAGAATTCTTGAAACACTTCTTTAGGTAACCATTCCGATTTCTTTACATCATTATTTACATCATAATCACTTACAACACCAACTTCTTTTTTATTTGCATTTGTTGAAAATGTTACCACAAAATTATCATTTTCGTTTAATTCAATAACATATTTACCAATTTTCGTATAAGCATATGATTTTACATTATAACCTTTAGCTAATAATTCTTTTGTTACTTCAGTTGCAATGTCAACATATTTTTTCGTAAAAAAATCACCAGCATCGTTCCACCTTATTAATAATTGAATGGGTTCTATACCCACTGACATTTGTCTACACTTTATAGCATATATTTCTAACTCATCTAATATTTTTTGTTTATATCTTTCTGGATTATTCAATAATAAATTTAATCGTCTGGTTAATTTCATTATTTTTTCATCACTCATACCATAAAAAGCTTTTCTCGCATAACAACCAACAACACAACTACCAGCACCTGGACACGTACTTACTTTATCAAATTTATTATGTTCAACATCATAAACTAAACCAACGATTGCTGGAATTCCTGTATTAAGTGTCATTTGCGGTCTACCAACATCACTATGTTCGCTTTTTGGATTATGATTAAATATTTCGTCGGGTTCTTTGGTTAAATTCATGATTAGATTTTGTATCATTTTTTCAATATCCATATCAGATAATTTTTCAAGACCCTTCTTACCAAAAATAATACTATCCGAACTTCTGGTTATAGCATGTTTTTGATTGTTATGATTATTATTTAATCTATCTAATTCTTTATTTAAGTCAATAGCTAATTGCTCTGGCGAAAGACATGTTCGATTCACATCAGGAAAATCTTTATCGTAATCCATTTCACCAATCAAACCTTCATGTAATGGAATTGCCATTAATACTTTAATTCTATTTACTGTTTCGAATAAATCCATTTTTAAAACTATTTATGTATAAATATCAGTAAAATGAAGATAAGCCCAGAAGATAAAGAAAAGCTTTTCAAACAAGCGAAACATAGATTAGGTGCGCCAATGAGGAAGATTCAACTGGATGATGAACAAATGAGTACTTTGATCGAAATCGCAACAGAGGATTATGTAGAGTACATTCAGGATTTTATTATCGAACATCAGTGGCCCGCTCTTATAGGTGTTAATGTTGATGAAGTAGATCTTACAAAATCTTTTGTCACAAGAAGTTATGATTTTCTTACCCAATATACATACTCATATTCAAAAATTGTTGGTTTAGGTGCAGGTGAGGGTGGCTTTGAACTCAAAAAAGATTTTGTTGAATTACAAAAAGGCTTACAAATGTATGAAATACCAGCAAAAAGAGAAATTAATGAAGTTCTTTGGTTTACACCAGCAACAATTGATCAATCAGTAATTGACCCATTTGTTGGTGTCTGGTCAAATCACTTTGGTGGTGAATATATCGGTTTAGGTAGTTATTATATCCTACCCGCATTTGATATCCTTTTAAGAGCAACTGATAGAAACTTAAAAAATAGAATAATTCGTTCAGAATTAATATATAAAATTACCACAGGTCCTAATGGTAAGAAATGGCTCCACCTTATGAATACACCTGGCGGAACATTTGACTTCAGGGGTTCATTGTGGCACCAAGGAAAAGTATGGTATTGGTATTACGACATAGGTGGTGATCCGAATTGTTTAGACGCAAATAAAAAAATTATAGAATCTCCAGCAAACGTTCCAATGGAAGCAATTTCATTTGATGAATTAAATGAACCATCAAAAGTATGGGTAAGACGCTATTTTATTGCATTGTGTAAAGAAACCCTTGGTAGAGTTAGAGGTTATGCTAAAGGTAAAATACCAGTACCTGATGCTGACATGGAACTTGATTACGAATCATTGTTAGCTGAAGGTAAAGACGAAATGGTAACATTAAAATTAGAATTAAAAGAAAGGCTTGCAAAATTAAATCCGCTTGAAATATTAAAAAGAATATCTGAAGAAAGTACTTATATTAATACTGCGATGAAATTTAGAGCATTCCCAAGACCAATTAGAGTAATATAATATTATGACAAATTATGTTTCAAAAATAGATTTAAGTAGACAATCACTTATATCAGTAATTGATGAAGTTGACCTTCCAGGTTTGATGGAAAATAATACTACAATTATATTTATAAGTGCCATTGGTGGATTTTTAAAGATTGCAACAAAAATACAGGATAACGTAACCGTTACTGATATAAATGGATCAATAAATGGTAAATCAATTCCAGAATTTCCTAATCCCCCTCTCACTGGTGAAACATTAGCTATAGGTGCCGTTATGTATAATGGTGCTTACGCAATAAGGTGGGTGACAGTTACGGGCGCTACAATAACAGTACCACCAATACTATAATAATTTATGGCAATAACGGGAACAACTTTATTACAAATAGACCTATCAAGACAAGGTGAAATAAATTATTTAAGTCCAGATGAATTAAATAATTTAGATGACAACGTATGTGTTTTACTTAAAAAATCTGACTACACATTAAGTTTATATCATAAAGAAAATGGAATTGCTCATTATAGAGATGTTCGTAGCTTTGCTGATGTAAACGGTGTTGAAATTCCAGCATTTCCAACATCAGATGTACCAGCACCATATACTGCTTATGTTTTAACAATAATCCCCACAGGTGATACATATTATTTTGATTGGATTTTAACCGATACGTATTATGATGATAACAACATCCCAATACCAACAGGTCCTGTTACTATAACATACACCAACCCAACTTACCTGGTTAATCATTTTGGAACATATGTGTTTAATGGAACAATAACTGTTACAACAAGAGTTCCACAAGTACAACCAAATAGAAGATATAGTAACGATAGTGGCGCAACATGGTGTACACTCACAACAAGCAATCCCTATGTTTTTGAATATGTTTCAGAAGGAACGTATCCAGTTATGCTTGAAAAAAATTCAATAGTTGAATATGAAGAAATTATTGATTTAATATATGAACCAAAAGGAATCCCTTTTCACACCGACTATATTCCAACCATAATTGACCATACTGTAACCGCAACCACTATAAATAATTGTGTATATACTGGTGGCGTTGCTACAAATACAGGTATTATCGAAACCATTACGGATGGCAACCAACCCGATTGGATAAATTATTTTGACTTTGTTGTAAGTAATGGCTCTGGTGTTGTTGATTCGAGCGGTTTAATGACTGGTACAACATATAATTTTACAGGATTAACTGCTGACAACTATCATGTTGACGTATATAAAACAGTGGGCGGAAAAGTAATAGTTCCAAGTATAACGATAGATAGTGTAATATATGATACAAATACATATTATAGTTATTTTAAATATAGTATAGATAGCGGAACTACATGGAATTCGTTACAACAAAATGGAGAAATATATATACCACAGCCAGATATCGAAGATCATTGCCCAACTTCATTGATGTTTCTTAAAAGCACAATATCTGGAACAGAAATATATCCTTTTATATATGATTTTACCAAATGTCCAAGCATTGTTTCTGAAACGGTTTCAAATCTAATAATAAAACAAGTTGGTGAAGTGTTAGATCTTACTGGAACCCATAAAACAGTGGGAACTAATTATAATATTTTATCACCTGAAATATTACGTATACTTACCCCAACGAATTATGATACAGCGGCAAATACAGTCACTTTTACATGTGATTATTCTGGCGGTACGTCAAACAATATGTATCTACATATCCTAAATCCAAATCAACTTCCATATGATATCTATTATCATTGTATATATGATGGTGAAATTGTACCTGGCTATGGTAGACACAGAATAACTTTAAATAAATTAGATGATGTTTTTGGGTTACATGAAGATATGCAAACACTTTACATGAGCCCAGACCTTATTACATTTGAATTCCTTTATGTTGACACATCGGTTTTCACATACTCAAACACCTATAAAGTTTATATGTATAGTGGGGGCACTGCTGGTGGTTGTGAGATGGTTGCAAACATAGAAGAACCGACCAACTTATTGTGGAGTTTTATTGTTGATAAATATTGTGATAATATTGCAGGAATTGGTGCCATCGTTGATGTAACCGTAACTGACTCACAACCGATTACTGACACAATGTATTATGATTTCACCGCAACCTCAACAGGAGGAACACCGTCTGATAGTGGTCTTGTAACAGGAATAACTTACACCTTTAGCGGTTTAACAACCATGAGTAACGATCCAACATATTTTCAATTTAATGTTGATAAAAGAATCCAATCAAAAATAAATTTTACCTCTATCATATTGGATGGTGTAACATATCCAATGAATACGCCCTACTCGGATTTTCTGTCTTCAATTGATACGGGAACCACATTCCCTAACATGCTCACAGAAAAAGTAGAATTACCATATACCCCACCTTATACCCATTATAATACAAAAATAATTGCATTACTAAAGAAATTCACAGGGAATCTCAACAATATATCGGGCGCAATAGAACTACAGGTTAATAATCCAGCAGTATATTCAGGTTCAGCCAATGATATTATTATCTACTCATTAGGACAAGCAGTACCCGCAGGATCACATCTTACGTATTCAGCTAATTTTATAATCAATACACCCGCACCAGTAGGTGTCACGCAATTTTCAACCCTGGTAGATCCAATAATTTATAGTGTTGATTATGCAGATCCTGTTTTATATGATAATATATATTTACATATTGTTAATTTGAGTCAACCAGCATATGATTATTACATAAAATGTACATATATTGGTTCTGGTGCTCCAGGTTATAATAATTTTCAATTGACAGTTTATAAGGAAAATAATACATATGGTATACTTGAAAAGATGTCTACTAATCCACTTGTGGGTGATATTATTTATTATGATTTTGTATATTTAAATGGTAATGTATATACACATTCAGCGTCTGTTAAATTTCCAATATATAATGCTTAAAGAATATGTTTTATAGTAAATTAAATAAAAGCTCTTACTTCGATTTTGTACTGACAAAAGACTGCAAACTTTACAACAGGGAATATGATGATTGGAAATTATTTCACATTGATGTTACAAGTGGATTATGTAATGAGATTGTAACGTTTGTGCCTGAGAAAGAAGAGTTATACGAAACAGAACCATCACAACCAACAGGCGTGACTCTTTCAAACATTTCACTGACTGGTTATGATAATTTTCTTCTGGATGTTTATAGTGGTTTTACTACTGGTGTTACTTATAATATTGAAATTGACAACACATTTTGTTTCCATCAAATTTCTGGATATACACAAGGATTGTTGTATGATATTGAACCTGGGCTTGGTTATAATCAACTTTTTGGTGGATTTTATCAGGGATTCTTTAAATTATACGAATACCCTGTTGAATTTCTTCCACCAAGAATGAGAAAAGGTTGGACGACCAATATGATGATTCATTTTCCTGTTATAAGTACGGGTCAGACATCGGGCACAACACTTAATAATATAAACACAGGAAATATAGGTTTCATTTATTATCTTGGTACCAGAGCCGAAAACAAATACTTTGACAATAGCCTGGTTGAAATTGAAATTCTAAAAGATAATTACGATTTTACTTTTGTTGATACGCAATCACAATACACTAAAAATTATTTTATGTTAAATGATCTTTCGTATGAAGGGTATTATAACTTAAAAGATGGAATTCCATATTCTGGAAGAACATACGATTTTTCGAACCCAATTCAATTGATGAGAGAAAATAAATATATTGATATTATTAATAATTCATTTGGTGTAAGAATAACACCAGATGGTAGGATTGGTTATAGAACAATATATGCAACACCATGTTATTATACGGGTACAACTCAGGATGTTAGTGGAATTACAAACAATTCATTCATTGATAAGAGTGATAGTTGTGATGATTTCACAACAGCTAAGATCATCACCAAGTATATGACAATTGAGGAATCGTACACAAGAAAATCTGTAATAGATGTAACAGAAAATAAATATCTTTTAATTTCAGTTGTATTCGAAAGAGATTTTTCATATGATACACTTTGCGAATTAAAATGGGGTGAATATAAAAACGGAACATTATCCATTTATATTAACGGATTTTGTGTTTACAGAAATAAAAATTTCACCGAAATTATACCCCACGAATTGGATACAGATAAAAGATTTGAAGAAGGTGTTCCTTTTACAATTTCTTTTGGTGGTGGAACTCAGGGATTACTTGATGCTGTATTGATTGACCCAAGCAAACCGTTTGATAGCTTGCTCGAAGATTTCTTTGCTGGTACATTTGAGGGTGGAATAAATTTTATCGAAATGTACGCAATTCCTTTGGATGTAACAGAAATAAGGAAAAAAATAATAACCGAATTTGGTGCATATAATTTATATTACCCAAATGGAGGGAGAAGGATATTTATAAGAAACAAAATGTAATGGTATTCAGTATAAGACAATTCTCAAATCTACCAATCCTAAAGATGGCGTTATATCATGACGGAAGATATGATTTTCGTGCACTCGAAGAACAAATGGAAAACACAGTTATCACTTTTGCAATGAAAGATGAAAAAACTGGTATATATAAAGTAGCAAATGAAGCTGCATCAATTGTGTTGAAATATCCTTGTGATATGAATGCAAAAAAAGAATATTATATCATATATGAGTTTAGTGAAGAAGATACTAACAAACCTGGTATATATATCGGTGAGTTTAAAATAACATTTTTAAATAAATCATTTCAGCCAATTAATACCCTTATTGTACCTATCGCAGAACAACTATACATACACGTTTTAGATAGTTTTGTTAAAAGCGATGTAACTTATATTTAATTTTTTTTTGTTTTTACTATTATTTTGTTTATTTTTGTATCAAAAAATAATAGTTAATGAGTGAATATAAAGTACCAATTGACAAAGTTGTTAAGTTTTTAAATGGTCATGATCCCGAACAATATATCGTAAATATTGAATACGACCATCAAACAAATCTTATTCACAAGTTCAAACATCTTCCTGACGGCACAAAAACCGAAGAGACAGAACCGTTCAGAGCATTTCTATGGATGAAAAATTTGGGTGAACTAAAAGTTAAACTTAATTTTTATAAAAACAGTGACCTTTTAATTCGTTCCGCAAGAGAAAAATTTGGTATCGAAATCTTAAACCTTGAATATGGTGATAATGATAAATTATTCAACGGATTTCGTCATATTGTAATGTGTAATCAAGGTTATAATAAATTATTAAAATTTTTTGAAGAAGGTGGTTTTAACGATAAAGATAATCATATTTATAACGGAATTTTCTCCAAAAGATATAACATAAAGGATCACTTTCTCATTCTTACCCCAGTCGAACAATATTTGATACAAACAGGTAAAAGACTTTATAAAGGATATGAGGATTATGATAATCTAGAAAAATTTGTATTCGACTTAGAAACCACGGGTCTTGATCCTGAAAAAGATAGAATATTTCTCGCTGGTTGCAAAACCAATAAAGGATTTGAAGAGATATTTTGTGCCGAAACTGAAGGCGAAAACGCCAATAAAACAGAAGTTGCTGCAATTGCAAAATTCTTCAAAGCCATAGAAGTAGTTCAACCAGCCATCATTACTGGATATAATAGTTCAACATTTGACTGGAATTTTATTTTTAAAAGATGTGAAAAATTAAATGTAGATATAACGCATATATCTAAAACATTGAAAAGTAATGTTTGTATCAATAGGAAAGATCAGATGGTTAAACTTGGTGGTGATGTTGAAGATTATGTACAGACCAATATGTTTGGTTATTCAATAATTGATGCCTTACATGCTGTGAGAAGAGCACAAGCTATCGATTCAAACCTTAAATTTGCATCTTTAAAATATGTATGTAAGTATAATAAGATTGCAAAGAAAAATCGTGTATATGTTGAAGGTTCCAAAATTCATAAAATATATAATTCTGGCATTACGTACTACTTTGACGAGCGCACAGGTGCATATTCCGAAAATAAACCAGCAGTTGAACGTTTAGATTCTTGTAGCCCAGAATACTTTCAGATGAACAAAAAGAAAGTATTTCTTTCGAATCGAGAATCGGATAAGAAAAATGTATTGTTTTTAAATATTAACAGTGATAAACCATACGATGAATATAAAGACGATGTTAACAAAACGATAAAAACGTTGATGAATCATTTGAAGAAAGGTAGAACCATCGTTATATCTGACAGAGAACTTGGATTAACGGTACTTAAAACAAATAATCCAGAAAAATATAAGTTTATAGATTCTACATTTAATTCACTTAAAACTTACGCTGAATCATTTACTGAGGTTGATAGTAAATTCATCATCAAAAGATATTTGATTGATGACCTTTTGGAAACAGCCGAAGTTGATAATGTATATAATCAAACATCATTCATGTTAGCTAAAATAGTACCGACATCATACCAAAAAGTATGTACTATAGGTCCTGCTGGTCTTTGGAAACTTATCATGTTGGCGTGGTCGTATGAGCAAAACATCGCAATACCTGAAGCAGAGGAAAAACGAGATTTTATTGGTGGATTATCTAGATTAGTTTTAACTGGTTATGTTAAAAGATTAAGAAAACTTGACTTTAATTCCCTTTATCCGTCATTACAGTTACTACTTCTTATTTTCCCCGAAGTCGATATTTCAGATGTATTAAGATCTATATTAAAATATTTTCATAGTGAACGTTTTAAAGCAAAAGCGTTATCTGATAAATACAAAAAAGAAGGTAACGGACAAATGGCATCATTTTACAAAAGAAAACAACAACCTTTAAAGGTTTTTATTAACGCTATGTTTGGTGCAATATCATCACCAACATCATTTCAATGGGCACAGATCGATAAGGGTGAACAAATTACTTGTTCTGCCAGACAATTTCTGAGATTACTTATGCGATTTTTTACGAATAAAGGTTATACAATAACTCAATTAGACACTGATGGAGTAAACTGTATGGCACCTGAAAACGAAGATGATTTTGTTTATGTCGGATTAGGCAAAAATGATAATGTCAACGCAGGTGAAACATATACAGGAACTAATGCAGTTGTTGCTGAATTTAATGATCGTTATATGAGAGGTGAAATGGGTCTCGGTTTTGATGGTTCATGGAGAGCTGGTATTAACATTGCTCGTAAAAATTATGCATTATTGGAAGATGATGGTTCTATATCAAAAACTGGAAATACCATAAAGTCAAAGAAAATGCCTGAATACATTGAAGAGTTTTTAGATCAAGGGTTAAAAATGTTATTGGACGAAAAGGGGCAAGAATTTATTCAATATTATTATTCTTATATAGATAAAATATACAATAAAGAAATACCTTTAAGTAAAATTGCTACAAAGGGTAGGGTAAAAAAAACAATCGAACAATATAAAAATAGAGGGAAAAATAAAAAAGGAAAACAACTTCCTAAACAGGCTCACATGGAACTCGCTATAATTAATAACATATCCATTAATTTAGGTGATATGATTTATTATGTAAATTGTGGTACTAAAAAATCACATGGTGACTCAAAAGAGGATAAAAATGGTAATGTGTATGCAAAATATATTGACAGTGCTATAATTGAACGTGATCCAGACATGCTTGGTGAATATAATGTTGAACGATATCTTGCTATGTTTAATGCGAGAATTAAAGGTATGTTGGTAGTATTTGATAAAAGTATAAGAAATAAGATATTAATCACTGATCCCACAAAAAAGATATCTTGGTTAAAATCAGAATTGGAATTTGTAAATGGGCAACCCACTAAAGAAAAGGATCAAGATAGTTTAGAGGGTTTATTTATTCCGTCCGAAACAGAAATAGCTTTCTGGGAGAAATTAGACTATAATCCAGACTTCTGGTTTGAAGAAAAGTTTAATTTTACAATTCTTGGTTTAGATGAGGTGATGGAAGTATAACAAAGAACTTTTAACAGCTATTTATGAGTATATAATATTTGTTAAAAATGGATAAAAAATTAAATGAGTTTATTAATGCTGATGGTAAATTAATACACAGTGGTGTACCAATCACCAATCCGCTAATCGTCTCAAAAAGCATAACCGATAAAAGTGTACGTGCAAGGACGCAGCCTTTTTTATATACAGTTTATAGAAGATTTTTCAGTGAAAATGAACTTCCTTATAGCAAAGATGCTGATAAAATGAGTGACGATCCAGAAAGATTTCACAAATACCTAATTGAAAAAGGTGAGGGTGATAAATTTGCAGATTATTTTCAAAAAGACGATAATTCCCCTACCCAAAAATTAAAAGAAATTAGTCGAGAAAAAGCATACAATGTACTTGAGACAATTACCTCAAGATCATCAAATGATGATATCTTCCAAAAAGGAGACTTACCTACGATTGAGGAAATAAGAGGTAAAGAAATATTATTGGTTGATAAACTCGATAAGATAGCAAATACAATTAGGGATATTATGGATGAGAATGAAAAAAAAGTTCTTTTATCATATTTTGCTAAAAAAATAAAACATGGCTAATTCACAATTACAACACAAAACATTTCCAGTACCCGAATTGGTACTAAGGGAATTAGGTAAAAACCTGAAGATCTTTTCGGATAAAAGAAATTCCAAAGGATTTAACAGGGCAATCTTTATTCTCGAAAGACGTACATGTAGTTATGAACAACTTAAAAGAATAAAAAACTATTTTGATTATACTAATGTGAATGACCCAAACTTTAACGAAGTTGAATATTTATTGAATGGTGGTGACATGATGAAGGAATGGGTTAACTCAACACTTCAACGTGCAAGACAAGACGTCTCAATAGACAAGGCGGTGACCTCTGACGCGGGCATGACCGATCAGTATAGAAATACATCAATGAAACCCAAAGTCCCGATAGTGAGAGGTATACCAGCCTTTATGACATCCCAGGAACTTAGAGAAGAACTGAATAAAATAAAAGAAATGAATAAAAAATTAATTTAATGACAGAAGCAGCAAAAGTACCAGCATCAGATATATTGAGAAAGGTAGCTAAAGAAGAAAGAGATGGTAAATTAATACCTATCAACGAGTATAAACCTACTTCATTTGAATATGGTGAAACTAATCCAAATGCACTTAGTGACGGTGATGATAAAGGTAAAGGTGAAACAACATCAATTGGTTCAAAGACTGATATTATTGAAAGAAGTAAGTTAACTACGGTTAACCAATTCAAAGAAAGTAATCCTTATAAATCTCCTGAATAATATATTTACAATTTGACAACTATGCTTATATTAGAACAAACAGATAACGAAAAAATAGATTTGTTACGAGATGCAATAAATAATAAGTTTGAGATATCATTCTGGTATCGTGGTCAGGATTTTCAACAAAAGAAAAGAGAAGGCGAAACGGCTAAACAAGGTTGGCGATTTGGACAACCCGTAAATCTTGGGAAATCAAAAGCTTCGAATCAATGGATGATAAGAGTGTTTCAAACAAAAGGCACAACTAACAGTGTTACTACTACATACAGAACTGGTAATACTAAAGGTGGCAAACCTCATTGGAAAACGTTTCTTGTTGACGAGATGGATAATATAACAATTTTAAATGGTGAAAATGGTGCAAGTAATTCACCTTTCGAACCAGAAAGTAAATATAGAAAAGATGGTAGCGACAGACATATGTCATCTGTTGACACATATTACGATGCATCAACACCAGAACCGACACCAGAACCGACACCAGAACCGACACCAGAACCGACACCAGAACCGACACCAGAACCGACACCAGAACCGACACCA